TACCCAGGCAATGGTTGGCCAGATGATGTATCTGGTGGACGACCAGACAATAGACGATGTGCCGGGCGCTTACGGGATACCCGTTGGCGTCCTGGTTGAGTATGTCTCGACAACCTCAGGCTGGATAGACATTGAGCCAGCTCTCGCGCTAGCGAGAAACCCTAAGGGGCTTCTGGACTTCATAACCAAGACAGATAACTATACTGTCCTGGCGACGGAGTCAGGGGCCAAGTTTGCCATTGCCACCGACGCCAAGGTGTTCACTTTGCCTTCAACGGCAAGGGGGCTGACTTATCAGTTCTGGAACACTGGCGCTGATGCGGCAGTCCTGCTCAGCGTGAGTCCAGCGGCAGCTGACAGGATAAGGGGTGGCGGAATTGCCGGAGGCGCTGACAATAAAGACTACCAGAACACCAAAGCCACTGCCAAAATGTATGACATGCTGGAGATTGTCGGCGATGGGGCTGATGGCTGGATTGTTACCCAGAAGCAGGGTACGTGGGTAGCCGAAGCCTAAAAAGTAAACTAAGGAGGTAAACAAACATGGGTTACGTTTCGAGTGATATGACAACCGCCATGCGCACCAGTGTCAAGGCTCTGTTCCTGAAGGCGCTGGGCGAGATGACGGTGCAAGCGCCTTTCAACCAATGGGAGAAGATAGCGAGCCTTTTGCCAAGCGACTCAGACAAGGAAGAGTACAACTGGCTAGGGGCTACGCCTCCGATGAGCGAGTGGATTGATGAGAGGAAGCTGCGGGGTTTGCGACCTTACAGCTACACGCTGACCAATAAGGACTGGGAGTCCACGCTGGAAATCAATCGCAATGCCTTTAACGATAACAAGTTGGGGCATATCCCGATGCGGGTTAGGGGATTAGCCAGGTCGTACATCAAGGCTATCCTCAAGGCGGTTTTTCAGAAGCTTAACGGGGGGCCGGCAGATGCCGACACCTTTGACAAAGCATACTTCTTCTTCGACACCCGGACGATTGGCGATAGCGGGACGATAAACAACATCGCCGCCGGGTCTTATGCTGCTAGTGCAGCTAACATCCGAAGTGGATTAGCTATTGCTGCCAGCCAGATGATGAACTTCAAAGACGACTGGGGCGAGCCGTTAGGCTTGATGCCCGATACCATCATCTGCGCTCCGAAAAAGTTCCTGCTCATCCAGGAGGCTTTGCAGCCGGGCGTGGCAGGTGTAATCAGACCAGAGGCGGCATTTGTCAAGCAGATTATCGTCTCACCGTGGCTGACGGCCGGAGCGACTGCTGGACACGACTGGTACTTGGCCTGTACCACCGAGGAAATCAAGCCTATCATCTTCCAGGAGCGGCAGAAGCCGGAGGTAACTTCCCTGGACAAGCCCGACGACCGGGATGTGTTCATGCGGAAAATGCTTCTCTACGGCATCGACGCTCGGTTCGTGGTCGGGTTTGGCGACCCCCGCACTTGTGTCCTGGTGGATTGCAACGACTAAGGCTGATTTGGCGGTGGGGGTTCATCCTCCACCGCCGCGCTTAAAAGGAGGAACTTGTGAAAGTTAACATAACCATATCGGGAGTAATGCAGATTGAGCCAGACGAGCTTGCCAATCTGCAGCGAGCAGATTGGCAGGATGTGCTGAAGGCGATGCTCGATAAGGGTATCCCGGTAAAATACGAGGCAAGAGAAATATACGAGAGTTCTAAACCTCGTAAAGTCAAGGCGTAGAAATGGCTTACTCAACAACAGATGAAGTCAACAGACTGCTCGGCCCCCATGCGGTAACGGCAACAACGCCAGTTACCACTACCGATGTTGACGCTTTGAGGACGGCTGTGTCTTATCGCATTGACGCGGTATTGAGAGGGGCTCATGTCTCCACTTTGCCGGTGGTAGAGACAAACTTCAAAAACTACTTGGCAACAATAGAGGCGTGGGGAGTAGCCGCCCAGGTTCTCAAAGCCTTATTCCCTGAGGCTTCGGGGGCCGGGGAACAGCCAGCACACGCTTATTGGCAAAAACTATTTGACAATGCAATGAAGGACTTGCCGCAGCTAGCGCCGAGCAGTCTATTAGAGACTGAGGCGCTAGCCTCAAGCTATTTCACCGAGAATCCAGATGAAGAGGCGGAGTTGGGAGACCTAACGGGAGCCAGTTTATTCAAAACCGACCCGGAGGATACTCATCCGTGGTAGAAGAAACAGGAATCCGATTTGAGCTAACTGTTGACGGCGAGAAGCAGCTTGACCGGACTTTGTCCCGCTTTGGAGACCATCTATCGGATATGAGTCCTTTTTTTGAGGTGGCTGCTGATATGATAGCGGGGTTCGTGGAACTTCAGTTTGACACTGAAGGAGGGCGTACTGGGGGCTGGGCGCCGCTATCGCCAGAATACGCAGCTTATAAACTGGCGCAGGTCGGGACTCAGCCGACTATGGTTTTCACGGGCAGACTCAAAAGGTCTTTAACTGAACGGGGAGCTAACAATATCAGAGAGATTAGCTCAGACCAGATGCGGTGGGGAACTTCTATCAGGACAGCGAAGGGAGCGCCATACCCCTTCTTCCACCAGAGAGGCACGAGCAAAATGGCTCAGCGGAGAATAATTGACCTGACTGAAGATGACCGTAACGCCTTAATGAAAGCGTTACAGAGATTTATGGTTGGCGACCCTGAGGAGTTCGGGCTGTGAGCATAAAACTAGCGCCGGGGCTGGTAGACGCTATGGCAAGCTATTTGACTACCAATCTTCAGACGCACCTGACGGCTGAGGAGGCTATTTGGGATGATGGGTTAAGTTTACCCATGCCCAACGGCATAATCAAGCGAGACCCGGACGACCCCAGGCGGGTGAATAACCCGCCGTATCTCTATGTAGTGGTGAGCAGAAGCCAGATATACGACTGGCGAGATAGTTATGCCATGGCAAATCATCAGTTAGTATTATGGCTAGTAGCTCAGCGCTCGAATGTCGAAGAGCTAAGGACACTGATTTATCGCTACGGCAACGCCTTGTGGAAGGCGCTGGTGGCTGCCGATGGTAGCTTGGATTACCGTATGGCGCTACCGAGCTCGGGAGTAATGCCTGAGCTGGATTATGGCGAGACGCTGACTAGAGGTAGCGTGGCAATGGGGGATGTGAGAATTGTAAGTTGGTGGAGTTACGCTGAAAGTGGTTAAGGAGTGAAGCATGACGAAAAAATCAAGCGCTGATATAAGTTTTCTCTTAATAGGCGGCAGGAGTGTTCTGAGTTCTGGATTGACTGTTATCGGTGAGAGCCGCGAGAGCAAAACAGAGGAAATCACTGGAGCGGGTGAAACCGATGACCGCTGGGGCGCTATCGGGCAGAAAACATGGGAGATGACGCAGGATGGCTTCTTTGATGACACCACGGATAAATGGCATGAGGCGCTAGAGGCTACCGACCCCCAAGCGCTGATGTATGCGCCGGAAGGGAACGCCATTGGCGATAGGGCAGTGGCGTTTAGCGGGGTGAGAACGGTCTATAATGTCCTGCCTTCCAGGGGGGTATATCACAAAGCTAACGCCACGTATAAAGCGGACGCTGGCCCAGCTTATGGACAAACTAAAATAGCAGCGCCGTTAGCGACTAAAACAGCTGACGGCGAGGTTGCTGCTCATAATTGGGATGCTGCCAGCACGGATGGCGGAGAGGTTCATCTGGGTGTTTCGGCATTGACGCTTGGCGCTGCTACCAATATCGTGGTTACCGTCCAGCATTCCACCAATAACGTGGACTGGGTAACGCTGGCGACCTTTACGGCGGTAACGACAGCGCCAAAGGCCGAGCGGAAGGCGGTAACGGGAACTATCAGGCAATACACGAAGGTTAGCTGGGTATTCACAGGGGGAGTAGGCGGCGGAACTACAGCAACCTTCGGGGTCACAATAGGGCGTGCTTAAACAGAATTAAATAGGAGGCTACAAAATGGCTAGGGCTAGTTTCAAGGATTTAACGATTTCGCTGGATAAGGCGACGGTAGCAAAGGACATATCGGCGTATGTTACGGCGATAAACGGCTGGAGTGTGGAGCGTATCCTGGAGGAAATCACGGCGGCGGGCGACTCTGATGACAAGTGGGCAGCAGTGGGTATATTGAAGAAAAGCGAGGTAGTGCTGTCTGGCCCTTACGACACTACTACAGATGGGCTTTTCGACATCGCCTCAAAATGGACTGATGACTCAGAGCAGACGCTGACCCTGCTCTTTTTAGCGGCGGGGTATTCTCAGTCGGTGGAGTGCCTGCTGAGCAAATTGGAAATCAAGCCATCCCGGGGAGCTTTCCATGCAGTCGAGGTTACTTTGAGGCCCACGGGCGCAATTTCATGATAGGAGATGCTAAGATTTATGGCTGAGAATACGGGCGACGTTGTCA